AGGTAACAATCACAGAGGCAACAATCACTTGTTGCGACTGCTCTCGCACCTCTGGACTTAAATCAGAGCCGATTGAGCGTAGGTTCTCTCCAAGTTTAGCAAGCTGTTCTAACGCTAGTTGAGGCAGGGCTGCGATGTTTTCTATCAAACTTTGCTCGACTTCAGGCTCTATAACGGGCGTAGGCGTGTTTTCAGGGGTTGGGGTAGGTAATGGGCTTATTTCAGGCTCAATCGGCTCTACGGGGCTTACAGGGCTAATGACAGTAGGTTCTGGCTCTGGCGTGGGTTCAACTGCTGGGGCAGGGGCAGGTTCAGGCTGAGGTTCAACAGTAGGTTCAGGGCTGGGTTCAATCGTAGGCTTAGGGGTTGGCTCTGCGCTGGGTTCGATGGTTGGCTCAGGGCTTGGGTCAATCACTTCCGGCTCCTGAGTAACTTCTGGACTAGGCCCAGCAGATGGTACAGGGCTAGGCTCGGTATCAGGAATATAACCAGGATGGTAAAGCAAAGAAGGATCCAGCTCACCGCCGTCAATAGATACCACGCTAACAAAAGTGGTGAACTCACCAGCAAAGCCACCCTCGCAAAAGTGCTGGGGAATGTTTCCCTTATCCAAGAAGTAGTCGTTTTCATTGTTCCATCCAATCCCGAAGGTCTGCTGATCTCCGTTTGAGTCTTGGCAAATTACAGTTGCTGAAGCTTGTGCGGCATAGGCAGGGATAGGTTGCCAGACCATAAAGAAAACAAAAAAGCCCACAGAGATTATCCGTAGGCTTTTTGAAGTTTGTAATTGTTTGAGCAAGCTATCCCAGTTTTGACCAAGTTAGAGGGCCAACAATTCCATCTGCTAGTAGTCCATGCTTCTTTTGGAAAGCAACAACAGCAGTATGGGTCATTGGACCGAATGGACCAGGTGGGTTTACACCTAGTTTGTTTTGTAAGTAAAGAACATCTGGACCTGCTGGCTCTCCACGCTTTAGCTCTGTGCCTCGGTAGGCTCTTGAACCCTTAGCAGGTGCAACACTTGGCTTAGCAGGTGAAGCAGGAATAGCACTCGTAGGTGCGCCTCTAAATGCTTCATAGTCAATGTTGCCAGCACCCATAGTTGGCTTGCCACCAACGCGGAATGAGAAGTGAAGGTGAGCGCCGTAGCCGTTTTCTTTGCCAAGACCTGATCCACCAGAAAGCCCGATGACCTGACCTTGCTTGACCTGCTGACCAGCGACAACATCAATGCGTGAAAGGTGTAGGTAGTCCGCGTTGTGGCCTGATGGAAAGCTCATAAAAATCATTCGACCACCAGAACCAGTAAAGGTTGGAACGATGCCTGTAACAGTTCCATCAGCAACTGCCTTGACTGGTGTGCCAGTTCCAACAGCGTAATCAATGCCAGGGTTTAGGGCTGGCTTTGCTCTGTTCTTGTGTCCCTCGAAGGTGTCAGAGATACTGCCACCATCTACCGGTCTAATCCATGAGGTCATTATTTTCCTATCGTTGCGGCTATCAAGCCGATGATTGCGATTGCTGATCCTGTTAGTCCTGTGTAGGCGATGCGCTCAATCCAAGCAAGTCTGGCAAGGGTAAGTTCGACCTCTCTGATTCGCTCAGGCACATCGTCAAGGTGATCTAGTTTCTGTAAAACCTTGACAAGAATCTCGCCATGCTCTAGTTGCTTTTTGTAAATGTCTGCTTGGGTAATGCGGACTGTTGTTGTTTCCTCAGCCATTAGTTGCCAAGCTCAGAAAAGTCTGCGAGTTCCCAATCAATCTCTGACTCATTCCAGTAGTAGGTAAAGCCGTCAGTTGGGTAAGGCACAGGTGCTTGCCAGATACAAGTTTCCTCGACAAGTAGCCAAGAGTCAAAAGGCTTAGGTGAGATAAAAGCGTCACGCTCAGCATCGTATGTGTAACCCTGACCTGCATAGTTCTTACGATAGTTGCCATTGTAAGAAGTGCGCTTGCATACTTGACCTCTAAAGTTGCCATACCAAGTTTCGGTGTCTAAGCCTTCAATTAGTTCGGTTTCGTCAATACCAGTAATAACCTCAGTAACTATATTATTGTCATCCAAAAAAGCGTAATGAGCCATTATCTCCAACTCACATTTCCTGTGCCATTAGTTAGTGTCGTTACCTTGTTTGCGCCGACAGTTGCTGTTGAGCCAGTAAGTCCTGCTCCTATTGTAATTGTAAAAGTAGAGGGGTAACTGAGTATAACTACACCAGAGCCACCAGTACCACCACCAGCAGTACGGAAGGTTGGAACACCTTCTCCACCACCTCCACCTCCACCGCCACCAGTGTTAATAGTTCCAGCACCACCTCGAGTTGAAATCCCTGCTGTACCATTACCGCCACCGCCAGTACCACCAGAGCCTGAAGTTGAGAAACCACCAGCACCACCACCACCAGCGTAAGTAACAGCAGTTCCAGTTATAGAGCTACTTGTTCCATTACCACCAGTAAGAACGCTTCCAGCAGCACTGGCACCACCACCACCACCACCTCGGTTGTTCTGAATACCATTAGCACCAGCGTTACCTTGACCAGATGTACCAGCGGCCGCTACTTGCTGCGAAGGTGCGTTAGTACCTCCACCTCCACCACCACCAGAACCACCAATTTGAGCAACCCAGTTTTGGTCACCAGCGTAACCACCACCAGTGGCAGTTATTGAACCAAACACCGAGTTTTGACCATTAGCGGGTTGTGAGTAATTTGAAGCAGGATAATCTCCTGTACCAACTCCACCAGCGCCAACAGTGACTACATAATTAGTTCCAAAAACTAATGTTTCAGTATTGGTCAAGAAACCACCAGCACCTCCACCTCCACCGCCACCAGCGCCTCCACCACCGCCACCGGCAACAACAAGGTATTGCACAATTAGCTTTCCTACTGCCGCTGAAAGAATCCCAAAAGGAATCAACATAGCTAAACCGCCGTAGCGTTACCGATGACTCGGTAGGAGTTAGTTTCAACACAAAGAACAGATACAGCGTCATAACGCTGACCAAGTGTGTAAGCCGTTCCTGCCGTGCCTCTACCAGCTAGGGATACCGCTGTTGATGCTCGGTTGATTGTTACTGTGCCAGCCCCATCCCAAAGGATGTCAACGCGATCACCGATGTCAAAGGCTGTGGCAGTTCCAAAGGAAACAGTAACCGCTGAACCGGCTGTAAAGCGAAGGGTCTTGTAGCTGTCTGTGCTAGCTACTGTATAAGAAACAGCAGTTGAGGTAGTAAGGGTTGGCTCGTAAGCTAATGTGTTCCAGTTAGCTGAATCATAAACCTGCACAGAATTAGAGTCATTTAGGTAAGTCACCATACCCTCAGAGGCAGTCCCAATGGCTGAGCCTCTAGCGGCTGTTCCAGCGAAGGTCTGGACAGTCTGATCCATTAGGAATGTGTTTACATCAGAGGCATCGAGTCTTGTAAAGCTCGCAAATACTTTTCTCGGCATGATTTCCTTCTATGGGCCTAGCGTGTTGACATCTAGGATACCCTTGCTGTCGCTGTCTAGAGTGAACAAGTTTCGTTCGTTCCTGAGTCTTAATTCTACTTCATGGCTGGTAAGCGTAATCCTATGGGAAATACCTGTGACTAGCCCTGACGCTATCTTTGGGTCACCAACGCCGTTAGGGGTAAAGCTGACAGAAATCAAAGAGTCAATCTCTAGACCAAGCACTTGTAGTTTTTGCTCGATTGTAAGGTTGCTTAGATCAACAGTGATGGACTGGACTCGTAGCTCTGGCTGGTAGTAGTAAGTCAGATAGTCTTTGGCAACCTCAAAAGCACCGAAGTCTGTCGAGTTCAATAGGTTAGTAATTGAGTAGCTTCTAACGCCATAGAGGGCTTTTGACAGAGGCGCGTCAATAACCTGCATTTCAGCAAAAGCATCTTGAGTGCTTGCCTCTATCTCGGTGTAAAGGAACTCAGAGCCATACTGGACATCAATCTGAGTAAACCTAATGCCAAGTCCAAAGTCTGTAAAGTTTACAGCTTCAGGGTTCGGGTTAGCTACTGTTGCCGTCAAGAAAGACTGAGCGTTACCTGCGCTAGCACCAGGGATAAGAATGTTAGCAACCGCTGAATAGGGTCCAGAGTAATCAGTTCCATGAGCGATAGCCACAGCGTTAATAGCAGCAACCCTAAAGTAATATCTAATACCTGGTGTTAGCTTTGTAGTGGTATAGCCTCTAGTTGTTGAGGCTGAGTCGGAAACAAGAGTTGTCCAACTTACATTGTCTTGCGATTGCTGAATTCGGTATCCACTAACAGCCTGACCACCATCAGAGCTAACCTCATCCCAAGTCAGAGTGACATTTGTATCTTCTGCACCACTAATAACACCAGCCAGATTGAGTGGCTGAGTAGGCAAGACATCGTAGTAAAGCCTGTAAGCAAGTCCACCCAAGCCAGCAGTAGCTTGATTTGTAAAGTTGCTAGATGTTGCAAGTGGTGTTGTATCGCCTCTGCTTGTGTTAGCACCAGAGGTCAGACCCCAGCCAACACCAGAATCAGCGGGTGAAAAGAAGGTTGGGCTGACAATAGAAAAACCAACCCAATACTGGCTACCTGAAAATACAGGTCTAGGAGTAATCTCTACCTGTTTAAGATTGCTGCCGGAAGTTGGCAAAGTGTAGTTAGTGCTACTTGTAAAGCCAGTTCCAGTAGAACTCCACATACCCAATCGCACAACACGAGCAGTATCGGCAGTTGGGTTGACTGGAATTGTAAATGTTCGGTCAGTTGAAAAACCGCTGTTATCGGCTCTGATGGTGAAAGTAGCTGTGCCAGCAGTTGTAGGCGTTCCTGAAATAGTGTTGCCAGAAAAGTTCAACCCACCAGTTGCACCGCTTGAGCTAACAAGGCTATAACTTGTGACAGGGCTTGCGCTTACAGTAGTTGAT